CGCAACCACCTCGATCTACGAGCTCCCGACAGATGCGGTCAATGTCTCCCAGATCGGTGGCAGGAACGTACAGTTTGTCGCTCCCGTCACTCAAGAGCCCATTATCAGCCAGTTCAACCAAGGGCAATTTGCCTCACGGGCAGGGCTAGACGTTCTGTCTGCCCCCGCCGTAAACGCCGCAGTCCAGCGGGCACTTGCCTCTGGGACGATGAACCAGACGGATTACAACAACCTTTATAACGACCTGCGGGATGCTCGGTCAATGGATCAGGTCTACGAGGCCCTTAACAGACCTAGAGCTCAAGTCGTTGTAGACGCCTTATATGGCTTCCAAGCCGGGGAAGGCAAGACTTTAGAAGAGGCACAGACTGAGGCGGGTGTTAGGACTCCGTATATACAACAATTCGGATACTACCCGTCCAATATGGCCGTGGCAGACGTCCTCCAGAGGGCTGGGGTTGACTACGCTTTCGGCCCGGGAGCTTACGCCGGATACGACACGATGACGCGGCAAGCCAACGTGGTGACCCCGCAGAATCTAAACCAGCAAGTAGGAAGGTTGATTAACCAGATCTACGGTCAGGCAGATTTCATGCCAACACCGATCACCCCGGGCTACTACTCTGAGCGCGGATTTGAACCCACATACACCCCGCTTGGAACCGCACCAACCTTCCGATCAGGCGTGGCTGGCTATGTTCAGCCGTCCTTTACCCCAACAGGGTTTGAGTTTGGCGTCACCCCGGCAATGGTTCCAAACCCGCAACTAACCCCAGTAGCCACATTTATACCGGGACGGTTTGACCCCAACGCTACTGGTTACGATGCCCAAGGCAACCCGATATTTACCCCGCCTCCGGGTTCAGCCGTGGAGCCTGTTGATGGTGGTTGAAAACGCCGCGCTCAAGGCGCAAAACTTACTAAACAACGAGTTTTTTACGGATGTTGTAAAAATGCAACGAGAGTTGTATATTCGCAACATCTTAGATAGTAGTCCCGAACAAGGTGACGTCCGAGAATCGGCATACACCAAGATCAGGGCACTAGATGAATTTATCGCCACGCTTGAGTCAATGGCTAAACAACCAGAGATAGAAAAGAAGCGATTTAAGATTTTTTAATTACTAGGAGTCACAGATGGAAGACAGCAACCCGCAAGGGACTGGCAAAACCGTAGACCAAGCAGCCGCAAGCATATTCGGGATGCTAGAACCCCAACAGCCAGAAGGCCAAGTTGAGGAACAAGCGCAAGAGGAACAATTCGAGGAATACGTCGAAGAGTCCGAAACCGAAGAAGTAGAGGCATCCGAGCAAACCGAAGAAGAGCAAGAGCCACCCCGTTACCGTGTCAAAGTTGACAACGAGGAAGTGGAGGTCACGCTTGATGAGCTTCTAAAAGGTTATTCTCGCACTTCGGACTACACCAAAAAGACGCAGACTCTAGCCGAACAACGCAAGGCCGTGGAAGCCGAGCGCAATCGGATAGAAGAAGCCGCCAAAGTTCGTGACCAGTATGCCCAAAGGCTTGCAATCGTGGAGCAGATGCTCACACAGCAGCCGGAGGAAAATCTCTCGGAACTGAAAGAAACCGACCCAATTGCCTACGCGGTAAAGGTCGCGGAGAAATCAGAACGAGACAAGCAGCTTGCCGCTATACGCCAAGAACGTATGACGATTGCAGCACGACAGCAAGCGGAACACCAAGATCGCCTTCGCGCACATCTTTCCTCGGAAGCCGAGAAGTTAAAAGCGGCCATTCCTGAGATGGCAGATGAAGCCAAGGGTGAGGTTATCCGTAAGGAGATCAAAGACTTTGCCAAATCCGTCGGGTTCTCAGACCAAGAACTCGCGCAGGTCTATGACCACCGTGCTGTGCTCACGCTCTACGAGGCGATGCAATGGCGCAAATTGCAACAGGGGAAGGTCCAGACCGCCAAAAAGGTTACGGAAGCCCCGAAAATGCTCAAGCCGGGCACGACTGGTAAACAGACGACGGCAGAGCAGGATGCAGTAAACAAGATGCGTTCCAAACTCGCCAAGACAGGCGACCGACGGGACGCTGCCCGATTATTTGAAAAATTTATCTAAGGAGTAAGAAATGGCTGTTCCCTCAAATACCTATATGCGGTACACCTCCGTCGGTGTCCGCGAAGACCTCTCCGATGTAATCTATGACATCAGCCCCACCGACACGCCGATCATGTCCTCGATTGGGAAGTCGAAGGCTACTAACACCCTGCACGAGTGGCAGACCGACTCGCTCGCCGCCGCCTCAACAACAAATGCTTTAATTGAGGGCGACGATGCGGCTGCTGCTTCGATCTCCCCGACTGTTCGTCTGACCAACTTCACACAGATCGTTGGTAAGACCGTTCAGGTCTCCGGCACGCTGGAGGCAGTTGACAAGGCTGGCCGTAAGTCTGAGAAGGCTTATCAGCTTGCCAAGGCTTCTGCTGAACTGAAGCGCGACATCGAGTCCATCATTACCGCCAACCAAGCCAAGACCAACGGTCAGGCTACTACGACGGCTCGTAAGATGGGTGCTCTGCTGTCATGGATCACTAGCAACGTCTCTAAAGGTTCGGCTGGTACGAACCCGACGGGTGATGGTTCGGACGTTCGTTCCGACACCACAACCGTGACGTTCACGGAAGCCATGCTCCAGACCGTTGTTCAGGAAATCTTCAGCGAAGGTGGCACACCGAAGTTGCTGGTTGTTCCCCCGGGCCTGAAGGCTACCGTGTCTGGCTTTACTGGTATCGCCGCACAGCGTTATGTAACTGGCGCAGAGCCGACGACCATCGTCGCTGCCGCAGGTGCATACCTGTCGGACTTCGGTCTGATCTCGATTGTGCCGGATCGCTTCATGCGTACCCGCGATGCTCTGGTCCTTGACCCCGAGTACGCAGCCCTCGCATATCTGCGTCCGTTCCAGACAAACGATCTCGCAAGAACTGGTGACTCTGACAAGACCCAGATCCTTGCAGAACTGACTCTGGAAATGCGTAATGAGAAGGCTCACGGCGGTATCTTCGATATCAAAGCAGCCTAAACTGTTGTAGAATCGGGGGTGGGTAATTCCCACCTCCGTTTTTGGAGAAAAAGTGAGAAAACTCGGAACTGAGTTGGTCAACGGAGAACTCCGAACCACTTACGCAGACGACGATGGAAACCTCGTAATGAAGGCAGAGTCAGATCTGACTCACATCATCGAGGCAAATAAAACCTCATACAATCAAACAGACGAACGAGCACGGTGGGGCGACGGCCAGATGGTCGCAGACATACCGTTCCCAGTCATAGAAGATCTCAACCGCCAAGGAATCCTGAGAGGGTTTGCGGTGATGGATCAAAAACGTATGAAGGCTTGGCTAAACAACCCGGATAATCGGTTCTTTCGTACCCGACCCGGCAGAGTTTGAGGAGAAAAGATGGGCAAGAAAAAGAATCACAGAGTTGCTATTTGTATTCCGTCTCGTGGAGAAATGGAGATCGGAACCGCGTTTGATCTATCCCTGATGTGCTCCTATGACTCAAGAAACCGAGCTGGATCACAGGCTCTTTACACGGTTGCAGGGACGCTTATTTTTGACCAGCGCGAGAAACTAGCAGCATCAGCAATACGCGAAAACGCAGATTATATTCTTTGGATAGATGCAGATATGCGGTTTCCAAAGAATACGATTGAGCACCTAATCGCAAGGGACAAAGACATCGTTGGTGCTAACGCCACGACCCGAGTCCCGCCGATCCACGGTACTGCAAAGAACGCTTGGATCAACAGGAAAGATCAGATCATCAACTGGCAACAGGTGAGCTCTAAAGACAAGACAGGACTAGAGCGTGTAACCGCGATTGGTTGCGGTGTGATGATGGTAAAGGCAGAGGTATTTAAGAAAACTCCTCGCCCGTGGTTTTGGTTTCAACAGCTGCCCGGAGAAAAACTCCTAGGCGAAGATGTGCATTTTTGTGTCCGAGCGCATGACGCAGGATTTGAGACATGGGTAGACCACGACTTATCTAACTTGGTCGGCCATGTCGGTTCCCACACATTTGGATGGCACGATATAGCCAGTAAGGAAGACGATGGCTCTGACGAGTTACACTACACTAAAGACGGCAGTTGCGAACTATCTTGGGCGCAGCGACCTGACGACACAGATACCTGACTTCATTACGCTTGCAGAGCTCCGTCTGTCACGGGAGATCCGCACACGGAAACTGCTAAAGTCAGTCACCACAAGCACCGCAGTAGGGGACTCTACCGTAGAGATCCCCTCTGATTTTTTAGAGATGCGGGATATGTACCTGTCAGGCAACCCGCGCATTTCCCTAACTTATAACTCCCCATCAGCGTTTACCCGTAACGCAGACGCAGAGACCTCTGGCAAACCATCCTTTTACACGATGCTCGGGCAAGAGTTTGAGTTTGCTCCCGTACCGGATAAGGTCTACACGGTGGAGTTGCTGTATTACTTCAAGCCCACCCCGCTATCCGATAGCGTGGCAAGCAACGAGTTCTTGGCTAACTATCCCGACGCCTTGCTATACGCAACCTTGTCGGAGGCAGAGCCGTACCTGATGAACGACGCCCGCATCCAAGTCTGGGCTTCTCTGTATGACCGCGCTATAAACAATATCAATACCTCTGACCAGAACTCAGAGTTTGCAGGTGTCCCATTAACTATGTCCGTCACTTCGAGGTAACTATGTCCGAAATGTCAAATTATTTGGAGAACGGTCTGCTTAACGCAGTTCTCCGCAGCACTTCCTACACATCACCAGCCACCGTCTATGTCGGTCTCTACACCACCGATCCGGGCGAGGGCAATACAGGAACGGAGTGCTCTGGCAGTTCCTATGCCCGCAAGTCTGCCTCGTTTAACGCACCGAACAACGGCGTGTGTACGAACTCTGCGGCTGTGGAGTTTGACCAAGCGACTGGCTCGTGGGGAACGATTTCCCACGTTGGCCTGCTAGACGCGATTACCTCTGGAAACCTGTTGTTTTATACAGACCTCACGACTTCCAAAACCATTGAGTCCGGCGACATCTTCAAGATCGCTGCTGGCTCTCTGAGCGTCACGCTTGCCTAATGCTTACCCTAGAGGAACTCGATCAACTCGGCACATTGGAGTCGATGCCGCAGTATCCTCTAGACGCCACATGGTTTGTGGATAAGGTCTGCGGTCCTTGGACCTTGGACGACATGGACTACTTTGGAAACCTAGACACCATCCAGTTTTCTATGGATAGCGAGATCTGGGGGACCGCCTGCATTTACTTTGACAGCCCGGCAAACATTACCGCCTCGGCTACGGTCACCGCTTCTGGCTTTAGGCAACGCTCCGCAGAAGCTCTGATTGTGGCTAGCGGGACAATGGCAGGGTCAGGCTTTGCCATCCGTAACGGAGAGGCGTTGATCGCCGCAACGGGGTCTATGGCCGCATCTGCGGTCAAGACCACCTTCGGGCAGGCATCAATTTCTGCGGCTGGCTCGATGTCAGCAACAGGAAACTATACGGTTGGCGGGCAGGCAATCATCACCGCATCAGGAGCGATGTCAGCCACAGCAGAGGTAATTGCAGGGGCAGACATACAAATCCTGTGTACCGGAGCAATGTCGGCCACAATCCAGCGGGTACGCACCGCGCAGGGGCTTATTTCTGCCTCTGGTAGCCTTTCCGGTGAGGGTATAAGGGTTAGGACAGCAAACCCGCAGATAACCGCTTCTGGGACCTTTTCTGCCAGCGCAAACTACACCGTCGGCGGGGTGGCAAATATCCTTGCCACGGGAAGTATGTCGGTCACAGGCAACGCTACTTTTGCCGCAACCGCACAAGTTTCTGCCTCCGGGTCAATGACCGTGTTAGGCAAGATCGTTGGCGAGGATTGGCAAAACGTAGGGGTAAGTACGGATACTTGGACATCCACGACGGTAGGGGTAAACACTTGGTCCCCGATAAGCGTCGGGACAAACTCGTGGACACCTGTAAGCGCAGGGTCTAACAATTGGACAACGAATACGGCTGGAAACAACACATGGCTCGCATAGATTTTGGAGAATGGCTACCTGACCAGCCCGGACTGACCGGAGTGGTTAAGGAAGCTCTAAACGTCGTTCCGCAGGCGGTAGGCTATGGACCTCTTCGCACGCCCGTGGACTATTCTTTAGCGGCTTCCGAAGACATCAACAACGTGGTTGCTGGCAGAAACCCTGCCACGGGAGCAACGGAAGTATTTGCTGGTGGCGCGACAAAGTTATTTAAGTTGGATTCCGGCGATCTTAGCCTTGATGACGTATCTAAGGCCGGAGGTTATACAACCCCGACAGAGCAGAAGTGGAGATTCACCCAATTTGGTGACGTTTTAATTGCCGCTAACGGCGATGAGATCCTGCAATACTGGACTTTAGGAACATCTTCCGCTTGGGCAGATTTGGCCGCTGCCGCGCCTACTGCCCGCTACCTCACCGTGGTTCGAGACTTTGTGGTCTCTGGGTACACGAGCTCCACAGATTCACAGAAGGTGCAATGGTCCGGCATTAACGATGAAACCGCATGGACCACAACCTCTACAAACCAGTCTGACTACCAGATCATCCCTGACGGTGGGTCTGTTCAAGGGTTGACTGGTGGTGAGTTTGGCTTGGTTCTGATGGAGCGTTCGATATACCGGATGTCCTACGTTGGAACTCCGGCAATCTTTCAGTTTGACAACATCTCTAGAAACCTTGGGTGTTTTGAGCCAAATTCCATCGTCCAATACCAAGGCATAACTTATTTCTTGGGTGATGACGGGTTTTATGCCTGTAACGGCACGCAGGTTATAGGGATTGGTGCTGAAAAAATAGACCGATTCTTCTTCGGTGACTTGGACGA